CGTGGAGGACACAAAAGGCGTTAAAACAAAGGATTACAAGCGAAAAAAAAAGTGGATGGAAAATATTTATCAAATAAAAATAAAAGAAAGTTGAAAATAAATTATAAAAAAATATTTTATTTAAATAAAAAAAACTATATTTGTAAAAAATTAAATTATGGAAAAGAAAGAAAGGGTTTACCCAAAAGGCTTAATAGGATTTAAGCCACACGAAAAAGCACCTAGTTTTGTGCTTGTAAAGGTATGTATTACATTGAACGATTTAATTGCATGGTGCAAAGAAAATCCACAGCATTTAACGGACTATAAAGGTAACAAACAATTGGTATTGCAAATTACCAGCGGTGATAAAGGTATATCATTTTCAGTAGATGACTTTAAGCCATCAGAAAAGAAAGCAGAAAAAGACGATTTATTATTTTAAAAAACAACAACTATGAAGAAATTAATCAAAATTCAATCAAATTTAAACTGTCCAAAAGTTCGTAGGAATGCTTTTGGAAATTACAATTACAGAAGTGCAGAGGATATAATGAATGCCTTAAAACCTCACTTGAAAGAAAATGACTGTACTTTAATTTTAACAGATGATATTGTTTTAATTGGCACACGATTTTACGTGAAAGCTACTGCAACTATTTCAGATGGAGAAAATGAAAAATCTTGTACAGCATTTGCACGAGAAGATGAAGATAAGAAAGGAATGGATAAAGCGCAGGTTACAGGAAGTGTATCTTCTTATGCCAGAAAATATGCGCTTAATGGGTTATTTCTTATTGACGATTCAAAAGATAGTGATGCTCCATTAATTCAGGATGAAAAAAAGTACAAAAAGTGGATTGATTTATTGGCAAAAATTGAAACAATTGAGGATTTAACTAATTTATTTAAAGAAAATAAAGATGTTATTGAAGCTGATACCAAAATAATGGGTTTATTTAGTGGTAAAAAAAATAAACTCAAATGATAGCATTATTTGACTTAGATAGCCTTGTTTATGATGCATTGTATCGAGTTACATCAATTAGCCAAATGAAAGATTTTATTTCAGAATATGGCAAAAAAAAGGCTAGAAATTGCGTTGTAGAGATGGCATACAATAGAATGGAGCAAATGTTAACAAAATTATTATACGAGGTAGAGCAATCCACAACTGAAATAACAAAAATTGAGTATTATTTGACTTACTGTTTGGCAAATAAAAGAAATCAAATAGAACCTACTTACAAAGCTCACAGAAAAAAGAATAAATGGGCTAATATGTTAAGAAATTACATAATCCAAGAGCCAAATTTTGAGGTAATTTATGATTTTGAGTGGGAAGCTGATGACCTTATATTTGACAGAGCAAATAAGATAAAACAAAAAGGCGAACAATACGTGGTAATTTCAAAGGATAAAGATTTAAAACAAATAGGCGGACTTTATTTTGATTATTACAAACAAAAAACAGGGGAATTAGATGAATACTTTAAGGAAATTAAAGAGTTTAGGGGATTAACCTATATAGATGAAATTGAAGCCAAAAAGTTAGTTTATTTGCAAATTTTAAAAGGTGATTCAGTTGACAATATTAAAGGGTTAAAGAATATTGGTGATGTAAAATCAAAAAAAATACTACAAGATGCCAAAAATGAATTTGGATTTATCCGAAGGACTTACGGAAAGTATAAAGAGTTTTATGGAAGTGAAGCGAAAAATGAATATCGAAAAACCGAATTTTTGATAAGGCTTGGAAAAAGAAAATTAAACGAATAAATAAACGGTGGCACTTGTAAAAAATAATATTTACAAGTGCCACTAAATTAAAGACATGAAAATTGAAAAGCTAAAAAATAGGTATCACGAAATTTGCAACGAGATAGTATCAGAATTTTGCAAAAAACAAGACATGGACTTCGATTCGTGGGTAGGTGATAGAGTAGGTGAAATTGCGTTAATAGGCGATTATTACCTAAACTTTAGCGATATACTACATGATTTAAATTCCAATCAGGAAAAATGGTTTATATTTCAATGGCACAATGACAGCGTAGATAATGCAATTAAAAATAAATTTCCTATACAAATAAATTATCAATCCTATTGCATTGGGTTAAGATTTGAAAAAATAAAATTATGAAAAAGAAAAAAAAAGTAAATTACAAGGTTTTTAAGGGTGGCAAAAAGATAGCCAAGACCTCCACTTATGATACAGCGTTATATATTGCTGAAAAATTTGAGTGTACAGTTTTTTCAAAAAAGAATGGTGAAAATCGATTAATGCAGACATTTGAAAAACCATACTAAAATATATTTAGCTTATTTTGGATATGATACCAGCGATATAATTTTATGTGAAATATGCGAAAAATTAGCGGTGGATACACATCACCTCAAATTTAAAGGCATGGGAGGTTCTAAGAAATTGGACTATATAGATAATCTTATAGCGGTTTGCAGGGAATGCCACGATAAGTGCCACGCAAGCAAAGAATATAACGAGATGGCAAAAGAAATACATTTAAAAAACTTATGAAATATTTAAAAAGACTTATCGGACTGCCTTTTTTTTTGGCATTGAACGTAATTGGATTTATTTTTTTTCTTTTTAAAATAAGTTTTTTGTTTATGAAAAATGGCGGAGAAGCTATTGTTTACAAGGATAATCAAAAGAAAATATCTGACATTTACGAATTAATTGAAAAAAAGTTTGAAAATAATTTATAAATAGTTGTTTATTTAAAAAATAGTTGTATATTTGCATATCAATTAACAACTAAAACAAATCAAATGGAAAATCAATACTGGGGAATAGAAATTACAAAAGTAGAAGAGCTAAAATGGGAAAAGTGGAGAGCAGAACGTATTAACTGCCCAGCATTTAATACAATTTCACATACGGAAAGGATTAAGATACTGGAGGATTTTTTAAAATCAATACGAAATAAGGAGATTAATCAAGAAAATAAAGGGTTACTGCCAATGTTTGCGGATATATTAAAGCCTTTTGGAATGGGATAAAAAAAAGGCGGGTAATCACTCCCGCCTAAAATAACAACTAAAAATCAAAACTCAAATGCAAAATTAATAATAAAAATCAAATAGCAATGGAAATAATAGAAAAAATAAAAGAAAAGCAAAAAAAAATTGGCATGACCGATTATAAACTTGCTAATTTAAGTGGAATTAATAAATCCACATTGTGCAGGATAGGCAAAGGGCAAATAACTAATATTACATTAAAAACACTCCAAGACCTATGCCGGTTACTGGAGATTGAAATAATTTTAAAAGACAAATAGAATGAGTACTACATTCGGAATTTTAACAAGCGGTGGAGATATTGAACTCGAAAACGATTGTTTGCCACTTAGTAGCAAAAATGAAGATTATTTTGAGGTGGTTGCAATTAGGAGAAATAATGGAAGTTTAGTATGGATGAATGTTTTAGCGAAATTTTTACCAGCAAATACGAAAGTATATCCTTTAGACAATTCGGCACAAGGGATTTATACGATTGGAGATGTTATTGAATATAAAAAAACAAAATAATTAAAATCTATGTTAAACGAATTATCACAAAAAATCTACCAAGCCAACAAAGAAAAAGGATTTTGGGATGAAAAAAGAAACGTGGGCGAAATGCTTATGTTGGTTACTACTGAATTGGCTGAAGCTATGGAAGCGCACAGAAAGGGCAAATTTTGCCAATTAAACACATTTAATGATACTTACTTTGATAAATTAACCGATGTCGAATTTAAGGTAGCATTTGAGTCAAATATTAAAGATAGTTTTGAGGATGAAATGGCTGATTCACTTATTAGAATTTTGGATATGTGTGGAGGGTTGGAAATTGACATTGAAAAGCATGTTGAACTAAAATTGAGGTATAACAGTTTAAGACCGAAACTACATGGCAAACTTTATTAATGTTAAATAAATATTAATTCAAATATTTTTATTCTAAAATAGTTGTTTATTTAAAAAGTATTTGTATCTTTACACTATTAAATAACACTAAAAAATCAAAACAATGCAAAAAGTAACAATCGCAAACACAGAACTTTACCTTTACAGCGCACAGGCGTTATCAGCAGGTCATGGACATTACAAAATTACAATAAGGCTTACAAATGGCGATGTAATGGGTTTATTTCACGCCACAACTGACGACATGAGCGCAATTGACGAAATAATGGACATTGATGGCAACGAAAAAGAAATGGCGTTATTTAACCTAATAAGCGATAAAATAGAAGATGAGGTCGCTGAATGGTTGGACAGATATTAAAATAAAGTTGGGCGATAACTTTAAGCACATTTAAAACAAAGAAATTACACTTTTCGACTAAAAAAAAGGCTTGGCGTAAAAAACCAAGCCTTTTAAATAATAATTTATTATATTTGTGGTATGATTGAGAATCGAATAGTAAAAACAGAACTAATTAAGTGGAGGGAAATTAAACCATTACAGCCCGACAACCTTAAACATATATTTAATTATAAGTATATTGAAGATAGCATTTTAACGCATGGCTTTTCAATGCCTTTCTTTGTTTGGCAGAATGGGAATGATATTTTTGCGGTGGATGGACATTCAAGGATTGAGGTTTTAAACAACCTCGAAAATGTACCCGAACAACTACCAGCTACCTTTATTAACGCAAAAGACCGTAAAGAAGCGATTGAAATACTATTGGAAGTTTTTAACCAAAAAAGTAATCCGATAGCCAACGAAGTTTTAACTGAATGGGTGGAGATTGAACAGATAAGCGTGAATGTACAGTCTTTGAATGTGAAGATTGAGGAGTCATATTATAGTCCAATAATTACACCAACAACAAATTATTCTGAAATAACAAAAGAAGAAATTAAAAAAGAAGCAGAAAAATTGGCAAATCAAATGTTAAAATCAAGAAAAATAATTGAATGCATTTGTCCTGATTGTGGTACTGAATTTGAAATAGATGCTTAAAGAAGAAGTTAATATATTATTAAATAATCAAAACTTTAGGTTTGCGAAATCAATGCCTAAAATGCCACATTGGTATTCTAATAGAAATGAATGGAAAAATGATAAAGATTTTTGTGATGTTGTTCAATTTATAAGAGATAATGGAAATGAAGAATATTTTTTTAGTAAAAAATATTTTTATTACTACTACAACGGATATAAATATTGGACATTAGGAAATCCTTTATGTTATATTGATAAAACAAAAACATATATTTTAAATAAAGCAAAGATGTGATTAAAGAAATTAACCAAACAGATATTGAAAAATATATAAAAGAAGCTGAAAGTTATGGTTTATTGTTTTCTGAAAATACTAAATTGTATGCTTTGTTTATAGAAAATAAAATAGTTGCATTTACAGGAATATTATTTTATAAAAATAAAGCTATATTTAAAAATCATTATGTACCAAAAGAACACAGAGGATCAGGATACTTTAAAGTTCTTTTAGATTTTAGTATAAAAAAAACAAAATCATTAAAAACAATTGAAGCCACTTGTACAAGAATGAGTATAAATGAATATTTAAAAAGAGGGTTTAAAATAGTTCAAACGTATAGATTATACCAAAAAGTTAGATATGAAAATTTATAGTAAAAAAAATGTACTAGACGCATCGCTTGACAGAATTAGATTTTTGTTTGATGAATTTGAAAATGTCGTTGTTGGTTTCTCGGGCGGAAAAGATAGTACGGTAACTTTAAATTTAGCACTACAAATAGCAGAAGAAAAAAACAGATTGCCTTTGTCAGTTATATTTATTGACCAAGAGGCAGAATGGCAAGGTACTATTGACTATGTCAAAAAAGTAATGTACGACCCTAGAATAAAACCTATGTGGTTTCAAATGCCAATGGTTATTACAAATAACGCATCATCTTATAATAGATATTCTCATTGCTGGAATCAAGAAGAAAAGCATAAATGGATTCACGAACAAGACCCAATCTCAATAAAAGAAAACAAATACGGAACAGAAAGATTTCACGAATTATTTGAAGCTATTTTTAAAGTAGAATATAAAAATAAAAAATCTTGTTATTTAGCTGGGGTTCGAACAGAAGAAAGCCCAAAACGATTTGTAGCATTAACTGATAATTTAACTTATAAATGGATAACGTGGGGTAAAAAATTATATCAAAAATACGAACATTTTACATTTTATCCTATATACGATTGGAGTTATACAGATGTTTGGAAATACATACAATCTAACGGAATAGAATATAATAAAGTTTACGATGGAATGTATCAACACGGGACAAAAGTAAATGATATGCGCATATCAAATCTACATCACGAAACAGCTATTCAAGTTTTATTATTAGTTCAAGAAATAGAACCTAATACTTGGAATAAAGTTGTAGAAAGAATTGACGGAGCAAGTTCAATAAAACACATTAAAAAAAATTCTTTTGCTTGTCCAAAAGAACTACCTTATATGTTTAATGATTGGAAAGAATACGCATATCATTTATACGAAAATATAATTCAAGAAGAAAAATATAAACTACTTTTAGATAAATATATAAATAGTACTTCTAAAAAAACCAATGCAATATTTTTTAATAATTTTTCTAAAAAACTAACTGAAAGCTATTGGAAAAAAGTAATTGACACAATATTATGTTCTGATTGGGATTTAACTAAATTAAATAACTTTACTATGTCTCCAAATGTTTATGCATCAAGAGAGTTGTTTTTTAAAAATTATCATAAAATAAACCAAAAACAAAATTTAAGAAATACTTACTTTGAAGAAAAACATTTTGAAGAATTAAAAAATAATTGTAAATATGAATAACATTAAAAAATTAATAAAAGAAGAATACGAAAAATCAACAGAAAAGTTTAAATTCTTAAATGATTTAAAAGAGTTTTTACATAGAGAAATCTCTGAAATAAAACAACCTATTGACTTTGTTCGTTGGATACCTTTAGAACAAGTAGAACCAAACGACTACAACCCAAATAGTGTTGCAAAAGTTGAAATGGGTTTGCTTTATAAGTCAATAAAACACGATGGTTACACACAACCTATTGTAACTATATTCGATGAAGAAAAACAAAAATATGTAATTGTAGACGGATTTCATAGATACTTTACTGCTAAAACTAATAAGGATATATTAGAGCGTAATTTAGGGCATCTTCCATGTGTAGTAATAGAGAAAGATATAAACGAAAGAATGGCTGCAACAGTAAGGCATAATAGGGCAAGAGGAGCACACTCTGTAACAGGAATGGGTAGTATGGTTTTTGAAATGCTACAAAACGGATGGACTGATGAAGAAATTTGTAATCATTTAGGAATGGAACCTGAAGAGATATTAAAATTAAAACACATAACAGGTTTTTCAAAACTTTTTAAAGATGTTGAATATAATAAAAGTTGGCAAACAAAAAGAATGATAAAATTAAAAAATGAAGTAAATAAGCACATATAGGATTAAAAGACTAAACTATGATACCAAACAAAAAACACCAAATATTTGCTGATGAGTACATTTTAACAAGCGATGCTATAAAAGCATATCAAAAGGCATATCCAAAGGCACAAACAGAAAGTGCAAGGGTTGAATCCTACAGAATCCTACAAGACCCTACAATAGCCACATACATAAAGGAGAAACAGGATAAAATACGATTAGAGCGTGAAAATAGCCAAATTGAGGCAGTTAAAAGTGAAGCTAGTACTAATATACTACAAAGAGAAAAGGCGCTTGAAATGGCATCCAATATCGCAAAATTGATTTATAACCAAATTGCACAAAGTAAGGACAAAAAACCAGCGGATATAATGGCATTTAATGCGACCATTGAGAGTCTTAGAAAAATGGATGGTTGGGATAAGGCTACAAAAACAGACCTTACATTAATGAGGGGTGCGGATGATTTATTTTTCCATGAATGATAAAAGTAGATGTAAAGCCCGAATGGTACAGTAAGCATTTTTTAGACTTCCTAAAAAGTAAGCAAAGGTATCAGATTTTATATGGTGGCAGAGGTAGCGGAAAAACGCATCATATTATTTTAAAACTGATTTTACTATCATTTTTACAGGAATACAATCATATCATTTATGTAAATAAGATATTTGGAGATATACGAAAAAACCAATTTAAGGACATTATAAAGGTATTGAAAGCCTTAGAATTATCAAAGTACTTCACAATCAATAAAACCAATTACGGTTTTAAAAACAACCTTACGGGCACAGAATTTACAGCCTTAGGCATGGATAACGCTGAAAATACTAAAGGATTGAGCGACCCCACTATTATTTGGTGGGATGAGATTAACAAAGGTACTCAAGAAGATTTTACTACACTAAATGCGCTTTTACGGACACCATTAAACAACAAATTGCAGTTTATAATTTCCTTTAATCCAGTATCAGAAAGTTCATGGCTTAGGAAATACTTTTTTAGCGAAAACAATGCATACGACCTAAAACCCGAAATTGAAAACGCATACTTAAACCATTCTACCTATTTAAACAATGATTTTATTGATAAGGATGCATACATTAAGACCTTAGAGATTAATGCACTTGGAAACGTGAATAGAATGCTAGTTGACATTAAAGGATTGTGGGGAACGATTTTAAATAACAATCCTTTCTTTTATGCTTTAAACCGTTCAAAGCATTACCTACCTAATCACGATTTTAAAATTAGTGATGCCTATGTAGATTTATCGTTTGACTTCAATAAAACGCCCTCTACAATCGTATGCGGTCAAGTCCAAAAAGATGGCTATTATATCTTTGATTGTTTGTTTGGCGATGTGAATACATTTGTAGGCAAGTCTGCACTTGAAGCGGTTTGTACAATGTTTAAAAACAAATATCCACAAATACAAAGCTATAAAATAAGGGTTACAGGTGATGCCAGCGGTCGCAATGGTACTGCTGATAATAAATTGAACGTTAACTACTATACGGCCATAAAAAAAGAATTAAGACTATACGACAATCAAATAGACCCATTTGTGCGTAAAGCTAATTTAGCACATGGATTGAGCGGTTTTATGATAAACACATTCCTTACCGAAGTGCCTATTTATTTTGTTGGTGATGCATTGATTTTATTAGATGAAATGGAACGAGCGGAAGCAGACGAAAAACAGACTTTAAACACATGGAAACGAGATACAGCCAAAAGCGGTGGAGGTCATGCGGTGGATAGTGCGCGGTACTTAATTACCGATTTATGGATAAATAGCAATGAAAAGCTATGGAGGGAAAAAATCACACAAATAAGTAGGAGTTTTATTAGGTAATAATTAATTAATATTAAGATAGTTGCATAATTAAAATATTTGTGTATCTTTGTGCTATTAAATAACAATCAAAATCAAAGCAATGACAACATTTATTAAAGCATCGGAAGCACCTCAAACAAAATTAAGATTAAAAAAGGCTATTTTAAACGGTTCTATAATAGTTTTTGAATCTAATTACAAAAACGATTTAGGATATAAAAAATTAGAAAATCAAAATAGTTTTTTGCGTGATTGGAGTGGCGTTCATTATTTTCCAAAATGTTTGGGCGACAATATAGCATACGCTTGTTATGGTACTTCATATTATTATCAATTTGCAAAAGCATAAAAAAAAGGGCGCAAACGGTTGGTTGTATATGCTGTGCGACCACTACCGTTCAAATTAATACACAGCACTAACACGCATAGCATATACAACTTGTTATGCACAGTACAGTAAATTATGATAAAAGTTAATAAATACAAAGTACAAACCGTTGAACACTTTGACAACAATGGAAACTCATTGGGATTTTTAAACGAGTGGGAAAATGCTGATTTGAGATGTCAGATTGCAGAAGAAAAAGTAAGTGGATATTACTTAATGTTCAACGGTTTAAAAATATCAATCGATCCAAATGGAAAAATAACTAATTGGGAAAACGGTTTGTATGACACCAACGAAATATTACTTTCAAGACTATTTAAAGCACAGAGGTAGTATTGTGCATAACGGTTCGGGGCTTTGCGATGGTGGGGTTTCAAGGCCCAAATGTTCAACCCACAACTAATGTTTAATAGAATTACAGATGATGAATTTAGCACTCAAGCCCCACTATTGCAAAACCGATGTTAGTGGCTGATGCGGATTTTTAGCATTCATTTTCAGCCAGTTAGAAAATAGTTGTAAATAAATTTGTTTTGTATTGTTTTTGTA